AAATGGCAATAAGTTTTAATCAAGCCAAGGGCGAAGCCCAAAAGAACAAAATCGATAGCTACCAATATGTAGAAGGCGATAATAAAATAAGAATGGTCGGTGACATGTTACCAAGATATGTATACTGGCTAAAAGGTGAAAACGGAAAGAATTTACCTTTCGAGTGTTTGTCATTCGACAGAAACACTGAAGCATTTACTAATCAAGAAAAAGATTGGGTAAGAGAATATCATCCAGAGCTTAAATGCGGATGGTCATACGCTATTCAATGTATTCATGATGGTAAAGTCAAAGTCTTAAATCTCAAGAAAAAACTACTGGAACAAGTAATGGTAGCCGCGGAAGACCTCGGAGACCCAACTGACCCTGAAACTGGGTGGGATGTATGTTTTAAAAGAGTTAAGACTGGACCAATGGCTTACAATGTTGAGTATCAATTACAAGCACTAAAATGTAAACCAAAACCTTTGACTGATTCAGAGAAAGAATTAATAGCAGACCTTAAGTCTATGGACGAAATCTTAACAAGACCAACTCCAGATGCTCAGAAAGAACTTCTCGATAGATTAAGAGAAGGTGCGGATAATTCAAAACCAGACGAGTCTATTAGTGACGAGTTTGACATTAGTTAAGGAGACATTATGCTTACAGTAGGACAAAAATTTCCTGCATTTACTTTGCAGGGAGTAGATAAAGACAATAACTTCGTTGAAGTATCAGTTACAGAACAATATGAGCCTTTAAAGAGACAATATACAGTAGTATATTTCTACCCCAAGGACTTCACTTTCATATGCCCAACAGAAATAGCGGGAATGGATATGCTAGTAGATGAAGCAAATGTAATTGGTATAAGCGGTGATAATGAGTTCTGTAAGTTAGCTTGGAAACAAGATAATGAAACCATAGGCAATATACAACACTCTTTAGCGGCAGACTGCGGCTTAGGACTATCTCATAAACTAGGAATAGTAAATGAGGAAGCAGGAGTATGTTATAGAGCTACATATATCATAGATAAAAATGACATAGTGCAGCACGTAAGTGTTAATGCACTTGACACTGGCAGAAATGCTCATGAGGTTCTTAGAACTTTACAAGCAATCAAAGCCGGTGGTCTTACAGGGTGTGAATGGACACCTGGGGATGAGTTTGTAGGATGATATTATTCACGGCAGATTGGCATATTAAATTAGGGCAGAAGAACGTACCTATGGCATGGGCATGCGCTCGCTATAAAATGTTCTTTGAGCAAATTCAAGAGATTGAAAAATGTGATAGAATTGATCTGCACATCATTGGTGGGGACTTGTTTGATCGAGTCCCTTCAATGGATGAACTAAGTCTTTACTTTGACTTTGTAAAGGGAGTTACAAAACGAACAATTATTTATGATGGAAATCATGAAGCTACTCGTAAAAATAAAACTTTCTTTACAAATTTAAAAAAAGCAACTACAAGTATTAACCCACTTGTAGAAGTTATAGATGAAACTTATTATGAAGATGACTGGGCGATACTGCCTTATGCAGACTTACATAGAAAACAAAGTATAGAAGGTATAGACACTGAAGTACTATTTACACATGTTAGAGGAGAAATACCTCCACATGTACAGCCTGAAGTAGATTTAGAAAGATTTGATAAATATAAGTATGTATTCTCTGGAGATTTACATGCTCATGAGAATACTCAAAGAAATATAATATATCCCGGCAGCCCTATGACTACAAGTTTTCATAGAAATATAGTAAAAACAGGCTACTTATTAATTGATGATACATGGGAATGGACATGGCATCAGTTTGATTTACCTCAACTATTGAGAAAAACAGTATCAACAGAAGATGAAATGGTACAAACAGAGTATCACCATACTATATATGAGATAGAAGGAGATGTATCTGATCTAAGTAATATTAAAAATAGTGAGTTACTCGATAAAAAAGTTATAAGAAGAAAAACAGAAGCAACTCTAGTTCTAGATAAAGAAATGTCAATGGAAGAAGAGCTTAATGAGTATTTAAGTTATATACTAGAGTTGAATGAAGATAAAGTAAAAAATATTTTAGGAGTGTTTAGTGATTACGCTAAAGAAGTTGCAGTGGAGTAATTGTTTCAGTTATGGAGCAGACAATGAATTAGATTTGACCGAAAGTATAGTAACACAATTAGTTGGTACTAACGGTACGGGTAAATCCTCTATACCTCTCATATTAGAGGAAGTTCTTTTCAATAAAAACTCGAAAGGAATTAAGAAAGCAGACATACCAAATCGTGAAGTCAATAATGGCTATGATATATCTTTGTCTTTTGAAGTAGTAGGCGACGAGTACTTAATTGATGTAGTTCGTAGAGGTAATATTAAAGTAAAATTCTATAAAAACGGAGAAGATATCTCAAGCCACACAGCTACAAATACTTATAAAACTTTAGAAGAAGTCATTGGAATAGACCATAAAACATTTAGTCAAATTGTATATCAAAATACTAATGCATCACTACAGTTTCTTACTGCTACTGATACAAATAGAAAAAGATTTTTGATAGACTTATTACAACTAAATAAGTATGTAGAATATTTTGAAGTATTTAAAGACTTGGCAAGAACTTCTGGAGCAGATGCTACCAGACTGCAAGGTAAAATTGACACAATTGTAAAATGGTTGTCAGATAATAAAATGGATGATACATCACTATTATCGAAAATCGATCTACCATTTCAATCGGAAGAGAATGAAAAAACTTTACGTTCTTATATGAGAGAATATGAGAATATCTCTGAAACAAATAAAAAAATTATAAAAAATAATTTTACAAAGGAACAGATAAGTGAAATCGACCTTAACGCTTACAATAGTCAATTACAGGAATATACTACGTCAATTGATGTAGCTCCTATAAATAAAGAAATTACATTATCTAAGTATAAAGTCCAAGAACATTCTAGCTCTTTGAAAGAGTATCAGACAATGAAAGGGGAGTGCCCAACTTGTCACCAAGATATAGATGAAAGTTTTGTAAGTGAAAAGATAGAGTACCACAGTACAGAAATTAATAAGTATCAAGAGATAGTAGAAAAACTAACAAAAGAAAAACAAGAAGCTCAAAGAATAGAAAAAATAAGAATAGTAGCAAAAAGAAAAGTAGAAGAATGGGAAGATTTATTTAGAGATATAGATAATACATTACCTATAGAGATACTTGATGAGGAAAACTTAAAAAATAATATTATAGAACTAAAGAGAGCGATCAAGAAAGAAAGAGATAGTTTAGAAGAAGTTATAAAACAAAATGAAATGGTAGAAAGACACAACACACGTATGTCTATACTAGAAGAACAACAACAAGATTTTGAGAGCCAACTACAGACTCTTACAGAGGAACTAACTTCAATAGAAGAAAAGTTAGGTCATTTAGAAATATTGAAAAAAGCATTTAGTACAAATGGACTACTTGCCTATAAAATAGAAAATTTAGTAAAAGACTTAGAAGAACTTACTAATGAATATTTAGCAGAGTTATCTGATGGAAGATTCAGTCTGCAATTCGTAGTCTTAAACGATAAATTAAATGTAGAAATAGACGACAACGGGAAACCAGTAGATATATTAGCTCTCAGTGCAGGAGAACTTGCAAGAGTAAATACAGCTACTTTACTTGCTATTCGCAAACTAATGAGTAGCATCTCCAAGTCACAAATAAACGCACTATTCTTAGATGAAGTAACAAATGTGTTAGATGAACTAGGAAAAGAGAAATTGGTAGAAATTTTACTAAGAGAGGAAAATTTGAATACTTATATAGTATCACATGGTTGGACACACCCACTATTGTCCAAGATAGAAGTAGTAAAAGAAGATAAGATTAGTCATTTAGATGGTTAATCCAAGACAGAAAGGTAATGTTGGGGAGCAACAAGTTATTACAATCCTCAATAGAGTAACCCGAGAAAAATGGGAACAGACTCCTGGATCTGGTAGTGGAAAGGTTAAAGGAGATTTAAGAGTTCACGGCAAACACAATATATTTTGTGTAGAAGTAAAGTTCTATAAACATGTTGGGTTTGATTCCAAAATATACACACAGAAAAGTAATAATTTATTTAAGTGGTGGAGTAAAATTTGTAAACAAGCTCAACAAATGAAGCAAGAACCGCTTCTCGTCTTTCGCGAGAATCACGGTAAATTCTTTGTCGCAACTGTTAGAAAACCCAAAAATACAACTAAGTATATGTATATTGCCTGGCTAGGTGCATATCTACTTATTTTAGAAGACTGGCTAGACAAAGAGGAGATTAAATTTACAAATGGCGATTTCGTTCTCAAGCCTTGGGAACCCAGCTCCGATTGGGAACTTGCTGATAGTTGATGGTCTTAACATTGCATTTAGATGGAAACATCAAGGTGTATTAGACTTCAAGTATGACTATGCACGAACAGTAGAAAGTTTAGCAAAATCATATAATGCAGGTACAATCATAATTACTGCTGATGGCGGTAGTAGTTATAGAAAAGCTATATTCCCTGAATATAAGGCAAACCGTAAAGAAAAATATGCAGAACAAACTCCTCAAGAAGAGAAAGAGTTTGCAATGTTTATGGCAGAGTTTAGTAATACACTAACACTCTTAAAAGAAAAACATACAGTACTACAATTCAAGGGAGTTGAGGCTGATGATATAGCAGCATACATAAGTATGAATTTAGAGAAGTTTAATTTCGATGAGTGTTGGATGGTTTCATCTGACCGAGATTGGGATTTACTTATAACAGACAAAGTTTCAAGATTTAGTACAGTAACTCGTAAAGAGGTAACACTAGATACTTGGGACGAGCATTATGACTTTGAAGTAGAAGATTATATTACTTTCAAATGTCTGACTGGCGACAAAGGGGACAACGTTCCAGGGATTCCCGGAATAGGTCCAAAACGCGCAGTTGATCTAATGCAACAATATGGAAGCGTATTCGATATATATGATGCCTGTCCTATAGAAGGAAGGTATAAGTATATTGAATCACTTAATGAAAATGCAGAGCAACTTCTGTTAAATGTAGAGTTAATGGACTTAGTCACTTACTCAGAAGAAGCAATCGGCAAAGATAATATAGAAATTATAAATAGAGAAATAAAGGAGAGACGTATAAATGGTGAAAGTTGATTATAGCAAAGACAAGTTGCTTACTGACTTCAGTAAAAAAACTCTACAGGATAGATATCTTGTAGGAGATGAAAAAAGTCCTCAAGAAGGTTTTGCACGAGCTGCAGAAGCTTTTTCAGACGACGAAGCGCATGCACAGCGTATATATGACTATGCCAGTAATCTCTGGTTTATGTTTGCTACACCTGTGTTATCAAATGGTGGAACTAAAAGAGGTCTACCAATAAGTTGTTTTCTTAACTATGTAGAAGACAGCAGAGAAGGAATTACAGGACATTACACTGAGAACGCATATCTATCATCAATGGGTGGTGGAATCGGCGGCGGGTGGAGCGATGTCCGTGCCCAAGGCACAAAGACGTCGAAAGGCTCTGAGTCTACAGGTGTAATTCCGTTTATGAAAGTTGTAGATGCAGAGATGTTAGCGTTTAGCCAAGGTGTAACTCGTAGAGGTAGTTACGCTTCTTATCTACACATGAGCCACCCTGAAATAGAGGAGTTTTTAGATGTACGAAAGCCAACTGGTGGTGATGTTAATCGTAAGTGTATTAATTTGCATCATGGAGTAGTAATTCCAGACAAGTTTATGGAGATTATACATAGGGCTGCTCACGAACAAAACTTTAATGACGACTGGGAATTGATTGATCCACATAGTGGAGAAGTTAAAAGTGTAGTCAGTGCAAGAACACTTTGGGTAAAGTTACTACAAAATCGTATGGAGTCGGGAGAACCATATTTGATGTTTGAAGATGCCGTACAGGCAGACTTACCTGAGTTTCAACAAAGAAAAGGTTTAAAAGTAAATCACTCAAATCTTTGTTCAGAAATAACTCTTGCAACAAACGAAGAAAGAACAGCAGTATGTTGCCTTTCAAGTGTAAATCTAGAGTACTATGACGAGTGGAAAGACCACCCTGCATTTATTCCAGATTTAATACGCTTTTTAGATAATGTACTTACTTATTTTATTGCTAACGCACCCACAGAATTAGAACGAGCTCGATACAGTGCTGAAAGAGAGAGAAGTATTGGTCTCGGTGCTATGGGATTCCATGCGTATTTACAAAAGAATAATATAGCTTTTGAAGGTGCAATGGCAACTGCCGCGAATCTGGAGATATTCAAACATATAAAAACTCAGGCACAAACAGAAACAGAAAGACTTGCAGTAGAAAAAGGTGCGTGTCCAGATGATGATTCATGTTCAGTAAGAAATGCTCATCTTCTCGCAATAGCGCCAAATGCTTCAAGTAGTATCATCTGCGGAAACACGAGTCCAAGTATTGAGCCGTTTAGAGCCAATGCTTACACACAGAAAACTAAGTCTGGTTCTTATTTAATGAAGAACAAATTTTTAGAAGATGTACTAGAAAAGTATAGTCAGAATATTGACTCTACTTGGACAAGTATAATAACAAATAAAGGAAGCTGTCAGCATTTAGAGTTCTTGACTGACGAAGAAAGAGAAATCTTCAAAACTGCAGTGGAAATAAATCAGGCATGGGTAGTGGAACACGCCAGTATGAGACAGCCTTACATCTGTCAATCACAAAGTGTGAATCTATTCTTTCCGCCTGATGTAAACAAAGGCGATCTGCATAACATTCATATGTTAGCATGGGCGAAGAATATGAAAACTCTTTACTATTTACGAAGTGAAGCAATTAGTCGTGCAGATAATGTATCAAATAAAGTAAAAAGAGAGATAATCTTTGAGCAATCAGATTGTCTAAACTGTGAGGGATAAATGAATTTACTAGAGGAAAGAGATTATTATAAGCCTTTTAATTATCCGTGGGCATTTGAGTTCTATAAAAGACAACAGCAAATGCATTGGCTTCCAGACGAAGTGCCATTACAAGATGATATAAAGGACTATAAAGAAAAACTTACACCAGCAAATAGAGCATTGGTAGATAATATCTTCCGATTCTTTACACAAGCTGATGTAGATGTATGTTGTGGATATGCAAAGCATTATCTTCCAACATTCAAGCAACCAGAAGTAAGAATGATGCTTGTTAGTTATGCTGCAATGGAAGCAGTACACCAAGAGGCTTATTCTTTATTATTGGAAACGTTAGGAAAGTCAGAAGACGAGTACAAAGCGTTTACAGAGATACAAGCAATGGCGGAGAAACACGAGTATTTGACTGATTTTAATATGAGAGACAAATACGAGATGGCTAAAACAATGGCTGTCTATAGTGGTTTTACAGAAGGAGTACAGTTATTTAGTAGCTTTGCTATTCTGTTGAACTTTCCACGTCATAACTTGATGAAGGGCATGGGGCAGATTGTCACATGGTCTATAAGAGACGAAACTCTACATGTAGAGGGAATGTCTAAACTATTTCGTACATTTATACAAGAGAATCCTGAGATATGGAATGACAAGTTAAAATACGAAGTATATTGTGCAGCAGAACGAGTAGTAGAACTAGAAGATAGATTTATTGACGTCTGCTTTGAGAATGCAGAGATTGAAGGGTTAACAGGAAAAGAGGTAAAAGAGTACATTCGTTATATTGCTGATAGAAGATTACTGGGATTAGGTATGAAAGCAATTTTTCATAGTACTGATAATCCTTTGCCTTGGTTAGACCAACAGATCAATGCCGTTGAGCATACCAACTTTTTTGAAAACCGTGCTACTGAGTATGCTAAAGCTAGTACACAAGGAAATTGGCAAGATATTTTTAAATAAAGGAGAA